TGGAATACGTTAAAAGATCTGTCGATCCCCAATAGTAAACATCGTTCAAAAACATCTGATATTTGACGCTAAACATATTATTTGACATGTTTACGTCATCAAATTGAAATACTTTATTTACCCCAATAATAGAAGACGGTACTTGAAGATAGTTACTATTGTCTTGATATGAAAAAGTAACTGCCGTTCCAACAATTGTTGAAGTAACAGTATCGGTTACCAATCCAGAGTTTCCTCCTTTTGGTGCTCTACCTCTGTCGATATCATCCTGAGTTATCTGATATTTTAGGTAAGTCTGAATGACACCATCATAGTGTCTCTCGTGAAAATATTGTACGGCATCGTCAACGATGTCTTCAAACTGCTCATCAGACACGTTGACTTCCAAAACTGGCGCTCCCAGTTTTCTCTTAACGTAATCTATGAGTTCTCCTCTTGTGCTTGGTTGCGCCATTGAATAATTCCTTATTCTTCTAGGTCTATTTATCAGACTACTACTACACCACCTTGTGCCAGTCTTACTGTCTGAATGTCTGAGTCCGTATCAGCACCTGCTTTAGACTCAAGTGTAAGCACAACATCATAAAAATATCTACCTCTCTTGATAACATCTGTCTGAGTATCTTTCAAAGTAAGTTTGATAACTCCATTAGCAGCATCGGCAAATGTAGCAGCAAATGTTGCTGCAAATGCCACTGACTCTGGGAACTGCTTAATCTTTGAGGTCATAACGTGAGATGAAAATCCACTAAAATCAATTGGAAGATTAGATTCCGTATCTCTGATAGTAAAGAGTTGCTGATAATCAACACCTTTTGGTATCACTAGACTTTCGGTAATTGTTTCGTTATCGACTAATTGTATTAATGCCATTATAGTATCCCTGTAAATGGTTCTACCCAGTCCTCAGCACCATTGGACTCTGTTCTAATTGCAATGTTTGCAGCAGTGCAAGATGCGATGAATCTATTGTAAGATGCTTGTACGGTTGATAGATCCATACTTCCAGATTCATCTATAAAAAGAGCAACCTTAGTATCTGTTCCTGTTACTAGTCCAACTAATCCAAACCAATCAGATGATTCGGTAGAGATACCAGCGTCTCTCTTAACACCCTTTACTTGTGGTGATGTACCAAAACCACTATCATAGTTTGATGGAATATTTAGAATGCTATCAATACTTGATGATACAATTCCAGAGGTGGTTGGTTGAAGCAAGTAGTGCAATCTATTTGGCCAGTTTGACCTAAAGTTTGCCCACTTATCATAAAACTGGTCTGTAGTAAAGTTGCTTGCCTCATCGATAACAGCAATACATTTCACCGTTGGACCAGCATCTACTTGTGTTACGCCAACATTGATATCAATATCACCGTCCATTATTCTTCGCTTATATCCAGTTGTCCCTTCGGTTGCTACAACTTCGTATGTATATCTGGGACTATTTTTGTCTAGATTTGTTGTAATACCTGAGTTTATCAATACGGTTACGATTCCAGCAGAGGCATTTGAAGTATCAAACCCAACATTTACAATGTCTTGTGCAGTTGAAGATGCATATCCTGCATATTTTTTAATTGAACCTGAAAAACCATATCCACTTACGTCAAAAGTAGTGTCTCCAGAACCTACTAATTTTATGCCGTAAATGGTGTCGGCGTATTGATCGACTTTTATGTTTACCCTTTGAGTTGACCCAATTCTATCAAAGGGTATATGCATTAATCCCATTTCTACCCCAGTTTTTCTATGAAGGATTTAAGGAGGTCTTTTATTTCACTCACATCACTCTTAAGAGTATCAATCTCACTTTCCAAGTGATTTACCTTATCATTCTCTTTTTCTCTTTGTCTTTTTAGACGCATATAGTTTTCATATTCATATTTAGAGTCATTTACGATAGCATTACTCCCCTGATCTCTCAGGAGAGTAGATCTGTCCTTGACTTTAATGTAATCTCTCATCACGCTAGAGCAATTGCTCTCATAGTCTTGATCTTAGGCACATATGCCTGATTTGTTGATGTCATCACAATCTTGATTCTAAAGTATTTAAACTCCGCAAGATCATTTGCAGTAAACTCATAATTTGAATAACTATCCGAGTCAGATACTGACTGAAGCACATAGTTCTTATCAACTAGGACATCTGAAGTTCCATTGTTGTCTTCTGGATTGATAACCTGACCATTTTGATCAAGGTTTGCATATCCTGGGAATGGTGTAAAGATTGGATCCGCAACATCCTCATTTGAGATCGAGTAGAATACTCTTAGATCAGAGTAGTTGTTGACGTGAGCACTCAGATAAACTTTGATAGAACTTGCTGGGTTCTTCAGACTTATCGACTTGGTTACATACTGACAATCTGATGGATCTTCAAACATACTATCAACTTTTGAATCAGTTGCGTAGTTTGTGATTACGCTGTTAATACGATTAGATGTTGTAATCATATTAACTCTTGTTGTATCAATAACAGGTGAGAGTCTTGAGTTATCAGTTGACATATTCATCAACAGAGTCAGAGACTTATTACCTGGCAGAGTTGTGAGAATGTTCTTCTCGTTAATCTTAGATGCGATGATTCTAGGATCTGGGAGATAATTTGTTGCATTGAGTACAACAGGTTCAAATCCCTTGTCAACAAATGATACTTCATTTCCACTAATGCTAGTTCCGCTAACGGTTCTAATCGATGCGTCAAGAGATGTTTGATTTGGAACAAACAGGTTGACATTTGGAGTAATTGCTTCGTATGGAATATTCTGAGTTGCAATTACGCTATTACCACCTTCACTCTTAGACTCGTTAAAGTAGAGTGGAGTATATGTGCTCTGTGATGCACTTCTATCTACACCTGCTGTGGTATCAGACATATCAATTGTAATGTCATAGGAGTTAAGACCAATAGAACCAGATGTAAGATTATGAGTTCTGTTGATTCTTCTGAGAGATACTCCATTCAACTCATACTTGTAGATGATATCTCCACTTGAGATTGCCTTAGATAAAGTGCCATCTATTCCTCTAGTGATATTAACGAGTTGACTATTTGATACACCCTCATAACTAATAATCTCCTCATTGATTGTTATGTATCCAGGGTTTGCAGATGATACTGCAACTCCCTCAAAGTTTTCATAGTTGGTAGTATCGTCAAGTGCAATTAAACCATCATATGCCTTAGAATATCCAGTAGTTGCTTTTGATGGAGTTACGTCTGACAAGACTTTGCTGATAGTTACAAAGTTTAATGTCGAATGCATACCGTGATTCTTATGCTTAACAGTAAAGATAAGACCATCTGTTACAACATCAATTGGTTCAGAGATATAAACATCCGTAGTGTCTAAGATAGATGTAACAACACCAACCTGATTATATACAAACAATGTATTTGCAATACCAATAGCAAAGTTGCCCTGGACATTATCCAGAATCAACTCATTAGAATCTCCGATTCCTTGAATTGATGCTTTAAATCCACTACCAAGACCTTGACTACCAATTGGTGCAGTTACAACATCGCCCTCTGCATATCCATAACCACCATTGACAAGACTGATGCCAGTGACTGCACCATTTTGCACCGTGACGTTTGCAGTTGCATTTTTACCAGTTCCTGTTACGGTCTGAAGAGCAACGTTGTTGTATTGTAACGTTGTTTGTGATGGAGTATATCCAACACCAGTGGTGGTAACAGTAAGACCTGTTGCAATACCAACAGCCGAGATATAATTACCAGATGCGCCAGTTGTTGGTTGGAAGATTGTGTTGCCAGGTATTAAGGCAGTTCCAATTCCAATTGCAGATGAGAGACCAACTCTAATATTTCTAGACTTGGTTGTTACTGGATTCTGTACCAGTACTGGGATTTGACCATTACCTCTTTCCAGATTTGGATTGAAGAATGAGATGTTTCCAGAGGATACAAAGTCTGCTCTATGGAGAGTAAACTTCATATCATCAAATATGCTTGGTTCCCAAGCACCAGCATTCTGAGACTTATACAGAGCACCAATAGTTGGTTTTGTGGATACTAAGACCTGAGATGAAGTTGCAGCAGTTTGAGTCTTGATGTCTACCTCACCAAGTCTTGATGTCCAAATCTTGTACTCATTTGAGTTTGATAGTAGGACAATTGCATACTTTCTGCCACCCTCAAGATATACGGGAGAATCAAAGATAAAGCTTGTTGCGGATGAAGCGTCTGCTGATACATTTACTGCGCCACTATCGAGAGTAACCTCAGAGAATGGGAGAATAATATCTGATGGTGTATCATATTCTGTGCTTCTAATCTGACAAGTTACAGGAAGTTGCTCATCTTTAGATTGGAAGAAGATATCCAGTTTAGTAAGATATACTCCAGATGCATCATCAACAGTAAAAGTTTGTGCGAGTGGATCGAGATATTTGCCAGTAAATGTTGAGATATCGGAGTCATTAAAGAGTGACTTGTCAACCTTCTTAGCAAATTTGACTGCTGCAACATCATCATATACAGACTGGATTGATCCAACAGACGAGTAAATCTCCTCAGAGACGCTAGTGATAACCTGAGTTGAGGAACTGTTGAGATCACTATTTGTCAGTTTAAAGACTTTATCACCAGCAGTAAATTTAGGATTGACATCAACACTTGCATCTGGGATGTAGAATGAACCCATAACGGATCCAGTCTCATCTGTAACTAATCTGACTTCTTGAATAGTTGCTTCAGCACCACTACTCTCGCCATATAGTTTCATTCCTTTGTTGATGAAACCGTAGTACTCACCCTGTGGTTCATTTGCTAGAGAGAAGATGTCTACATTAACTATAGTTGATGTGGATGAATAATTTGTTGGTACATTTAGTGTTGTGTCATATGGATTTTGCTCATATGTAGTGGTTGGATCTAAGTATGGACCAGTTTTGTGGTTTGACTTTGCTGCTCTAAAACTGATGTATGGATTTGCATCACTTGGAGATACATTATAATCAACACTTGGGAAGTATCCCTTAATTGTCTCACCGACAGTAAAGGATCCACTGGTCATAGTAACTTCAATAAGTTTTGGTACTACGTATGCATTAACATCAACACCATCAAAGAATGCATATACCTGACTGTTTGGTTTGAGTCTCTTAGACGCAAACTCTACATTTCTTGATCTGATGTAAGGAATGATATCACCAGCACTCAACTCTGAGGTCTCTACTGAGATTGCAGATGCTTCTGTATCAGATGTGATGGACTTAACTTCATCGCCATTTTGATCCAATCCGATCCAATCCTTGGATCCAGATGCAGTTGTATCTGAACCATAGAATGTTGGGTAGACTGAGTTTGACTCTGAGGCATCAAGTGTACCTGAGTTTTGAGTCCATAAAGTATTCCAAGAATTCCAAACAGTTGGTAGGAATCCAATCTGCGAATCGTATTGCTCAACCTTAGCAACAGTCTTGATTGAAGATGTATAATCTCCCGCAATCTGTAGATTTTCTGGTTCAACATTGACTTCATCAATCCAAACATCTGAGGATGGTCTCAGATCAATCGTTCCCTCCCAGAAATTGACTAAGTAAGGAGTCAGTTTTTCTGTTCTGGTTGCAAATGTTTGAGATAACCACTCTTCAGTTGTGTAATCAAGAGTAATAACGTCTCCAGTCTTTTTGATGTTTGATCCCTTAAGATCAGTAGAATAATTTAAATCCGCATAAGGATCTGAAGATTGTCCAAGTCCAATAACAGAACTTGATCCAAGGACCATATCAACCGCAGTTGTATAGTGAGATGGTCTAATTTCACCATTGTTTGGATCAATGGAGTTTTTGATTCCGTTTCTTAGATCTTGATTTGTGCTATTTTTAAAACTATCAACAATAAATCCTGACTTAAATCTATTGATTCCATTGCTGTCAGGAATTGATATGTTTGCAGTCTCAGTCTCAAGAGCAGTCAGTTTTGTAAACTTCTCAAGAGTCTTAACTCTGTTTTCAAGAGTTGAGATATCACTCATAGTGAATCTCTTATACTTCTTCTGCTTAATTGAAGCATTTTCAGTATCATAGAGATATGGTGGTAAGAAGATCTCTGCTACTTCGATTGAATCGTCAATTGCAGCAGGAGGTGCAGGTTGCTCTGCTGGAGTTCCGCTTACGACCTTAAATACCCCATTCTTATTAACATAAACTCTATCAATTCTTGGTAGATAGAAGTTATAGTCAAGTAGAATTGACTCATCTGGTGCCAGAATGTTCTTTGCACTGTTACCATCCTGAGTAAAGGTTCTTCCAGCAAACTCAAATGGAGAGGTCGATCCCTCGGTAAGTAAATATGTAGAAACTCTTGGACGGATGTCAATCATATCCGTATTTCTCAGATCCTTGTAATAAGGAACTTCTTTTGAAAAGTTGAGAGAACTGTAAGAATTGGCAGTTGTAATGTCTCCAGTATCATTTACATCATAATATGCATATTGGAAATAAACCTTAATCTTTCTCTTAGGCGCATCCTTACCAACAACACGTCTGATTCTTCCATAATCATAGAATGTGTCTCTCTGACCATTATCCAACTGATAGGAATCTGTAATATCTCTACCACCAGAAGTTATATCGGAGACAATTGCTTCAATACCAGACTCTTCAAACGTGACTTTCTCGCCAACAGAGAATGACTTTCTGTTGGACATTACATATTCTACAGTGGTGTCATTGACTCTTTCAACATAGGTTCCCTTTGCATTGCTGACAGATCCAACAATAGTCTCCCCTAAAATAAGGTCTAACGTCGTTGCATTGGGTCCTGTAAGTGCCGAGAGCGTCAGTCTAGGAGCACTGGGGTCAGATGTATCGTATGACTCAAATACGCCGTGTAGAGAGATTACATCAGGCACATTCAGAGAGATGTTCTCGTCCTGAACACGAGTACCATATGGGTAGTTACCATATGCAAGACCATCATTCAGAGTAGTCGTTCCAACACCAGCAGAGACTTGAGTTGATTTTGCAACGATGATGCTGCTTGATCTCTGATTTTCTTTCTGCTTTGATACAACATTGATTTTTCTCAGTGTTGTTACAAGACGTGCAGAACCATCTTTGCTTATGTTATTGATGGTTAAACGAGTATCACCTGCACCAAAGGTGAGCATATCCGATGTCAGTGGTTCAACAGTTCCATCAACAAATATCAACGAGTATCTTTCCTCATCAAAAGGTAAGAATGTCTCATCGGTTCCTGCAGAGATTGTATTTGTTGAATTGTTGATTACCGTAACATCATACTGTTTTCTGATTGATAGGTTTGATGCAGATAGATTGACATCTGAGATGTTTCTTCTTGGCATCGAAGTGAACAGCGTGTTGTCCGCAGATACCGTTGCCTTTGTAGAGACAAGTTCTAACTCTGGAACGGCAATTGATTTAGTTGGCAAAGTACCATTACAAATTCCTGTAACCGTTGCAACTGGTCCAATAATAACATTAGTGAATTTTCCACGAGTGCTAACACTCTTAATCTCTGAATATGTTGGTAAATTGACAATATTTGTTCCTTTAACATCAAATGCATCTACAGAATATGAAATGAATTCAACGAGGTCTCCTGCTTGTAATGGATTAGTAAAAGATAATGTTTGACCATCAAGTGCTGTGTAAAGAGTTGGATCAATTAAAACTCCATTCACATATACATCTATAAATCCAGTTGTGTAAATAATACTAAAGTTTTGTTGTCCAGCAATCGCAGTAAACTTATTGCTAGCAAAGTATTCAGGTTCAAAAATAGTGGTGTCTACCACGTCACCAGCATCTAGTGGATGGTTAATTTCAAATGATGTGCCACCTTCAAAGATAACATAATCATTTTTATTATATTTTACTCCATCTACAAATATCTGTAAAACTTTGTTTGATGTATCATATATGATATTGGTTTGATTTTCGCTAAGAGTGGTTGTAAATCCAGTTTGTCTATCTGTGCTGCTATATCTAACGATCTCAACTCTATCACCATCAACTGATCCTACTGGAATGTAGATAGAAGATGATCCAGATCCAATATACTCGGTATTTTCTCTCAGTCTTATGCCATTATAGAATACATCAGTAAGTCCACTAACAAATGGACCAGTAAATCCTGTCTGTAAACCAACTGCATTAATTGTATTGATACCTGCAATAGTTCCTGCTGAGTTTTCAACTACTTCAACAGTGTCTCCAGGATTTGTTGTATCGGATAATGTAATTGTTCCACTGGATACTGCGGTGTATTCAACATCCTTTACGAGTTTGACTCCATTAACATAAACTTCTTCGTTTCCTGGGACATATGCAACAGAGATTACATTTTGGGGCACAGCAGTTACAACTGTTGTTAATCCAACTTTAGATCCAAGATTATATGGAGCGATTACAAAATCTACTCCATCTCTGACTGCTGGCGTGTTTAAATAAACAAACTCACTTCCAGTATATACTTGAAACTGATCGCTAGTGAGTTTGACACCATTAACAAACAATTGTGTGTTTGCTACTTCTGTGGATGTGATAGATGTTGTAGTTGAAAATGGAACAACAGTTTGGCCCTCATAAGCAAGGACTTCCTGTCTATCTTTGATATTACCAACAAATGCATTTATTTGAAGTTCATCTCCCTCATCTGGAGCAACATCAAGCATAATGCCAGTAGAACCTGTAGATACATATGCAGACTCTGAAAGATGAACTCCATTGACATATACATCTTCAGAACCAGGAACGTGTTCAACTAAAAATGCTCTCTGTCCCTCTGGAACAGAGTTCGTTGAAATGCCCTTGGTTGATGAATTCTCAACAATAAAACCTGAAGAGTTATAGTAAGATAATATATTACCAGGTTTTAATAAATTAGCAAACTTTAAGTTTGGAAGAGTTACAATACTAGTATTTGTTATTACATCTTTGAGTGAGATTGTTGCCTCACCCAAATTAACTTTAGATACTAAAGTTGTATCGGCATTAAATGTGCCTGCTGCACCAACAAAACCATATATTGATTTTACATCTTCAAGACCATTTGCAGTGATGGCAAGAGCAATCCTACCATCATCTTTACCATTAATTACAAAACTCTCTCCATTGGAAAAAGTTCCTTTGGTATCATAAAGTTTGAGTGCCTTACTGTTAGTGACAGCATTTTTAACAAATCCTGTTGCACCACTAGATTTGCCCTTTACAAAGGTAGATTTTGAAACAGTGATTGGTTGACTCAGACTGATGTTTGTGTATGTCTGAATATCATACAGAGAAATGTCCCATTCATTTGCATCTAGGTTAGTTGCATTGTATGACCCACTCTCTAATGCAAAGTCATAAACTCTAGCAAGACCAATTTCCTCTCCAGCAGCAGTTTTATTGGTTGCTTTTCTTGAGTTTCTTAAACTTACTGTGTATGATGTATTGATTCCTAAAACTGGAGCACCAGAAACATTGTTTAAGGTTACTGATGGACCAGTCAGATAATTTATTCCTTGACCAGCATATTCCTTGGTAGTTCTTGGTTTTTCAACATCTAAGAATGTAGGTGTCTTTGTCTCAACTCTATATCCACGGATATATGCTAAACCAGGGGATAATCTATAGAGAGCAAGGTCGTCAGAAGGAGTATTGCCCTCATAGGTAAGTTGATTTGATTTAAATACGCCATTATTACCCTGCTCATCATTCAATGAGTTCAGAGTACCAAGTTTAAATGGTCTTACATAGTAATCACCAGACTCTTCATAAGTTCTGGTAGCAAGAGCATTTGCAAGTAAATTATATTGTGAATTGTTTGGTGCAGTTCTTACAACACCGTTTTGTATTGTTGCAATCTCAACAAAGTTTTCATCATCAAAGTCTGTTAAAGACTTTTTGCTGAGAACTGCAGTAATCTTAAATCTATCTGCACCTGGAGCAGTGTAGTTATTATATCCCTGTGAATTATCGTAGAGTGATGGATCTACATCTGCGGTGACTGTTTCTTCAACGACCTCAAAACCAATTCTATAACTTGGAGTATTGGTATATTGGTCAAGAATGATTGTTTGAGCATCTACATTAACAAAAGTTCCTCTCAGGAAATATACTCCATCTTCAACGGCGAATGATGAACCTGTTGAGGTTGCATTATCGCTAATTGTGGTTGCAAATGTCTCATTCTCAATAAAGATAACATTTGATGTGCGAATTCCAGTCTCCGTAAGTAAGTTCTCACCGTTATTAAATGCTTGAGAAGCATTATTTACGTTTGATGAGATGTAACTTACATATAGAGTTGTATTATTTCTGTCAGATTCTGATGGCAGAATAACCTTTTCAACTCTTGCTCTAACTCCAGATTGCTCACCACGAATTGTCTGTCCTACCAGGAAACTAACATAGGAAGACAGTGTGATTCCAGCAAAAGAGTTTTCCAACTCAACTGCAAAAAATTGGCTATTATAAGTCGTCTGACCAGGAATGACCTTCGCGCCTTCTTTAAAGACGTGGTTGCCAAACTGTTCAACTTGATTCTGTAAGATTGACTGTAAAGTAGTCAGTTCACGAGCTTGAACTGGATACCCTGGCTTAAACAGTACCTTGTAGTAATTTTTATTAGGATCAAAGTCGTCAAAGTATGGAGCGACATTGAGATTAGTTTCCTGTGGCATCTGTCTTTATTAGAATTGCAAAATAACCTTGATATCTTCTTTTTGGTTAGTCGATCTAGTAATAGATGGTCTATTATCGACGTAAATTATGTTTCCAGAATATTTCTCAACCTCAGGTTGTGCCACACCGTTCACGAAAGACTGACCAAGATTGTAAGTCCTATTATTTATTACCGTAGTAATACCCGAAAACCCTGTGTCAATACGCAGTCCTGTGCTAACCTCATTGTTATAAATGAGAGTTGAACCGCCTACTCCAACACTACCAAAAGTGTTTAGTTGGAGTCCATAATCTGGATCAGTATTTTGAGTACCATCGGTATTGAAACCTGCCATACTCTTGTCTTGCCAATACTTAAGAACACCAGTTACATTGTCATAAGACACGACACGACCAACAGCAGTTGATGCGACACCAACTGTTTGAGTAACAAAAGAGTCTGCAGTTGGAGCAAAAGTTGTTGATGCTGACCCAGTGAGTCTGAGAGCATAAACACCACTTGCCTTATCTAGGTTCAAATTGGATGATGAGTTATATGCTTTGGGATTCTCAACGATACCAACTCTTGCAATTTCATTTCCAACGATAAAGTCTGGATTTTCTAAGTCGTTCTCAATTCTAGAGTAAATTAGAACGTTCTTAGCACCCAACTCACGATAAATGTCAGCACCGTGACCACCTTGAGGTGGGATGATGACATCAAACGTTGGAGTCGTAGATCCAGTTGGAACGCTGCCACCAACAAGGTCTACAACGCCATATGAATATCCTGACCCGCCCTTCGATATATTAATCGACTCAACTTTAGAGTCATTGCCGACAATAATTGTTGCCTCTGCACCTCTTCCGTTTCCTTTGATGGGAACTCTTGTATAGGTTCTATTTGCAGTACCAAGACCAACTCCTCTGTTGGTGACTGTGACAATTTTTAACTGTCCACTAGTACCAGCATTTTCTCTTACTGCAGCATTATCCGTACTTGTACTCCAGTCTGATGGAACTGGAATAAAGTCAACAGAATCAAACTTTACAATATCTGCAGGATTGATTGTGTATAGGTACTTCCAAACATATCCATCACCACTAGTTCCTGCTGCTCTAGGTTCTAGATCGGTAAAATCTGGTTGATCCAGTGATGGTCTTCCTGACGTATTCTCAGGATCAGTACCATTTTGTAAGCAAATATAAACTTTATAATTGCTATTCATTACATAGTAGTTTGCGTCATACAAATGAGTTGCATTTGATGGCAGTGACAGATTATCTCTAGAGATATCTTGTCTGTACATATCATAAGTTGTGCCAGATGTCCAATCAATCTTTCTGACAACTCTTCTTACATCATTTGACGTAATCTTCTTAAGAGAGATGATGGTGTCCCACGTATCATCCTCATCCTGAAAACTGTCCTTTGGAGCAGGTGGACTAGTATTCCAAGTGGAACTAATTTCGGTTGCGTTAGGTAGACCAATAAAAGAATAATAAGCATTTGCCGTAGAACCTACGGCAGTAACAAAGTTTTTCGCACTTAGGATTCTAAACTGATCAGTTATAATTGCCGACATTTTCTATGGGACGTTTTTTTCTTATTTATCAACCAAATATGATGGTCTTTGGATTTATTTAGACCAGGTAGTTTCTATTCTCTAATGGTAAAACCCTTCTGACATATGCAGAGGTCTTGATTCCTACGACACCATCATCTCCATAGAAGTTAAATTCACGTCCAGATGATCTACCAGTTACCCCAATTTTGCCCCAACTATAAACACCAAGATCACTATCAAGAGTATAACCACCAGAGATGTTGCTCTCACTAATCTTACAATAAACTCTTCTGATAGTTGTTGTGACACCTGCAATAATTGTATCCTCAGCACCAGTTCTGACTGCTTGATAAACACCATCACTGTTGTGAGTTACGATACCAATTACAGAGTCGTCAATTCTCAGAGGATTGTAGTTAGATGTAGTAACAGCAACACCAGTTCCATAAACAGCAAAGTAATCACCACCAATAATTTGACTAATCGTGATTGCAGTTCCAACAATTGATGTATCTCTTAGATAAGAATCAAATGGGATATGAATGTCAAATGCGATTTCGCTAGGATTAACATTTGAGGTTTGGATGCCAACAATGACTCCAAAATCACCAGAGTAACTGACATTATCGATAGTCTCAATAACTGCTTTTGGGTGTGCAACCAATACGTTTGGTGCCTGAGTATATCCAGTTCCTGCGTTTGTAACAGTGATGGATCCGACAGTTTCTCCAGACAATGTTGCTGTTGCAGTTGCAGTTGTTCCAACTCCGACAGGACTTTCAAATGTTACTACGGGTGCCTCGGTATATCCAAGACCAGCATTTGTAACAGTTACTCCAGTTACAGTTCCACCAGGACTGATAGTAGCAGTTGCTGTAGCAGATTCCTGCGTATCCAAAGTCATTATTTGAATAGTAGTTCTGGTCTTTGGTGGAGTTGGATTTTCATTTTGTGAATCAAAGAATGTTCTTGTGTTTAAGACATATATTGATTGATCATCAACACCAACTGGTTGAATAACGTTTGTTGCTGGGAAGATGGTTGCCTCATATTCCTCACGAGATTTATCGACATCTTGTCCATTTATGGTGATGTCCTGTCTCTGCTTACACCAGATAACTGGTCTAAGTTCTCCTGTTGTAATAATACCAGGACCACTATATGGATTTGTGGTGACGACATCAACCGCGTCAATAGAGAATGCAGTTCTTGCCTCTTCTCTTTCTAATGGATTATCACTTGTTAATGTGAGTTTGTCTCCAACTTTAACAGTCTCAAGGATGTCATTTTCTATAACATCAACAGATTCATTTCCGCGATAGAAGATAATTGTGCAAGTATCACCAGTTTGTGGTGGTTCCGTAAAGACAATGGTGCTTCCACCGTTAAACTCATATGCCTCACCAGGGACTTGTAAGACGTTATCGATAAAGACTAACAATGTTTGATCAAGATCAACGCCATTTAATCCAATAATTGATTGTCTTACGCCATCAATAGCGAGTGGGAACTCACTTTCAAATCCATTAAATCTATTATCAATCTTATCAAATACTAGGAAGTTACCAAGAGTCCAACCACTAAACTGTTGAGAATATGTGTCAGTTACAGTAATTTCAAAGTTTTCAAATGGTTTGCTGATGTCTGTAGGAATTCCAGTCGTACCACCAACTGCAACTGTCAAGCGATCACCAAATGTATATCCAAGACCACTGTTGATAAGAATAGTATCAATAACACTGGATCCTTGTCCAACAACAATGCTTGCAGTTGCTCCAGTTCCGATACCAGTGGTTCCACTTACATAATCTAATGTCAGGTTTTCATATGAGAATGGTGCATCAAATACAACTTCAGGTGGATTGGTTGAAGTATAACCAGATCCTGGATTTGTAATTTGTACGCTAACTACGTTGCCATTCAGGACTGATGCAATACCAACAGGAGTCAGAGTCGAGAGACCCACAGTAGACGTTGCGAGAGAGACATTTACAGTTTGTATACCAGATCTATATCCAGATCCAGTAAGCCCAATTGCAATCGACTCAATGGTGCCAGCGATTGATACAACTGCTGTACCGCCTGCTGCAACTAATGGTTGATAACCATTTCCATAAGTAGATCCTATTGATACAATCTGTCCTCCGATTGGAGCACCGTTAAAGAATATTGATGTGACACCAACAGTCTCCTCCATATATTGGTTTTGTATAATTGATTGAGCACTAAATCTTGTTGGTGACTGGAAAATACCATCTAAAAGCACAACACCATTATTTGTGGAGATTCCAGTAAGAGATGATGCATTTCCAGTAGATAATGTAAATTCTGTACCAACTCCAGTAAACTCTGGAGTAATATCATTCAAGATGTAATTGTCATTATATGTGTCAACATTTCCATTTGGAGTTCCGCCCTTCATAAACGATCTTCCACTAAAGGTTGATCTTGTTGTGATACCAACCCAATATCTGTCATTGGGTTCATTTGTTGTGGTTCCGATTGGAGATGGACCATATGGAGCAGATGCAAAATTAACAGTGTTGCCAACGATGTTGTAGTTACCAACAACCTTTTCAATCGCAGCATTACCCGTATGGACACCAATATTGGTTCCCATCCACCCTCTTCTTACTCCAACCTTGTTGGTAACATCATTAACAGCATCGATGAACATTATCTCTTCATCAATCTGCACCAGATCTCCAGACTTATAGTCCTCAATAGTAGTAAAGTCTAGGATGTCATCAAATGTACTTGCAGTCGTAGAGATGGTAGTTGTAGGAGTTGTTTTTACGATAGGAGATTGAATGATATTATCAATCGCCAAGACAACTCTTTGATTCTGTTTTGTTGATACCAGTCTATGCGACACACCAATACCAGTCGATGCAAAATTAAGTGGTCTTGGTGGAATTGCAAGAGCATCAGATGCTGCAGCAGCAACCTTTACAGTCTTATCATCAATCTTGATAATATAAAGATTAACTGGGAGTATATCTGTTGAACCAACTCCAGGGATATTTGTAGTAACAATTCCAATCGGTGCGAATGCACCAAAGGTTGGCAATGCGGTAGGCAACGAATAAGTAACCTCCTCACCAGTTACAAAGAAATGTTCTTCAAGAGTGATTGAATTTGCTAGTACATTGACAGTACCAGTATCAACTGGTGCTCCTGCTCTTGGATCAGTAGTTGGTGCAAAATATCTGTGGAAGACATCCTTAGTTTTGTGCTTCAACTCAAATGCACGAGTGACATCAAGATCTGTGCCAATGTAATCACCAAACCCACTATTTATTGATCCATTACTGAATCCAATACCAGTATCATTGTTAAAGTTATCAACTAAACGCATTGAGTGCTGATAAACTTTGACATCTACATCAATATTTGCATTTGGAGTATAGAGAATCTTGACTGTTGTATCAGTACAAGCAATACCAACGGTTCCAAGACCAGAGTTGGTCATTATATTACCAAACTCAGAGATTGACTGGTCCAGATCATCCTGGACTGCCATCAACTCAAAGATTTCTTGCTCATCGTTGGTTGTGTCTGTGACGCCTACGAGTAAGTAACCACCATTAAAGATATCTGATGACCATCCTGCAATTCTAGTCGCAACTGGAGCAGTGGATGATGCGATACTGGTTCTAATTGTTTCAACAGTATTGGTGTTGAAAGTCATAGATCCAATACCAGTTGCCTCAGTGATACCAAGACCAACAGTCAGTGCATTAACAGTTCCAGCAATACCCGCGTGTGGATAGAAGTTGAGAATCATTCTCTCACTGTTGAATCTAATATTCTTAAATCCATAAGTATCAAAGTCATTACCACTGTTTGCGTTCTGTTGGAATCTAAACAGTGTTGATGCAGTTTTTGCTGCATCTGGGATGAGTTTTGTGTGTGTAGTTAAACCACCTGCACCATTGTATGGAACAATGATTCCAGCATTTACATAATTTGAACCACCGTCAATGCTGTATCTTAGACTAATACCATCTGTTACTTCTGGTGCCTCACCACCATTACTATCATTGCCAACAATCGCGTAAACATTAACATCATCAAATGTTCTTGCATCAATAGGTCCAAGTGTCAGTTGTCTTTGTCCATCTCCAGTAAATCGAGTATGGTCTCCAATATTAAATCCACCAAAAGGACCAGATCCAGACCCACCAGTTGACGTGATGATACCAGAGAAGTTGGCATACGTTGAGGTGCTGATAGTTGCTACAACTCTGTTTGGTATAGTTGCATCATAAGTTCCAAGTCCCACTGTAGATGTAGCAACCAGGTTTAAGTCGGTTAGATTACCATACTCAGACATTCCAACGTTTCTAGCATTATCTCTCAGTAGTGTAATCTCATCAAATTGATGGAAGTTATCTGTAGATGATGCAGATACAATAACCTTTGCTCCAGCATACGTCTTAGCGATGCTTACAACGGGGATTGTTGAAAGTCCTACTGTGATTGGAGTCTGTGATGTGTAAATATCAGCAACAGATCCTACAATGGTGCTACCAATACCTGCCACAACGTCGTTGTTATTGTATGATGCTAAACTGATATCATAGTTGTTGACAGCAGTCTTGACTGGATAGAATCTAAGTACGCCCTGTCTACCAACAATATCAAAGTCAAAAGATCCCAAATCAGATAAAGTTTCAACTCTGCCATACTGATTCAGGAATCCGTCAAACTCATTTTGGAGAACAGAGACCATCATCAATTGTCTTTCGTTGGTAAATCGTCTATCTTTGACGTATGTGATGTACTTTCTTGCTCTGTCGGTGAGTGGATAGGTGTCTACCTGAGAGAATGGATCTATTCTTGCATCACTCTTGAACTGATTGCCAATATCGTCAATGCTCAGAACTCTATTACCAATAGACTCAAAGTAGTTTTGAATCAGTTGACTATTAAAGATAATCTCATCAGACGAAATAGATCCATCAATAAACAGATTATTTTCTGAAGCAAGATCCCAGTCAAAGTAGCAGTTAGTATCAACTTCTCTAATAATATCGACAACAGATGTTACTGTTCCTTCACCTTGATCTGTGTTGATTCCTATGTTAGTTTGATCTCTGCTGACCATCAGCAGATTGCTAAATTTCTTCCATCCAGCAGGGTGATTCAGACTTTGTACAGGTTCATCCCACTTCTCAAGAGATACCTCAGACTTCAAATCATATGAGAAGTATTGATAGTAATCACTATCTTCAACTCTTGAGAGATCATTATTCAGGAATCCAGTAAATCTCTTCCATCCTTGCTGAACCTTAGATGAAGAACCAAGGTTATAAGAACTCTCAAAAGCAATATTGTTAGCAATGATTGCACGAGTTCCAGATGTTTGACCCTCAATGTCTTCTCCAGGAACAAATGCTCCAGTTGGATTAATAATGTTTAGATGACTTGCAATAGGATTCCATCTATCAATAACACCAGTTGCACCACTATCCGACTTAATTGTCTCACCAGTAAGGAAGTCATTTTGCTGCAATGTGACACTAAATGATGGCATCGTCTTTTGAGTGACGATTCTTGCAGATGAGTTAGTTGGATCAAATGAACCAACAACGTCTCCACTCTTTAGATAATCACCAAGATTATACTTAACCTCAGCATTTACGCCACCATACTTTGGATCAACTGCAGTAACAGTAAAGAATGCATAGTTATAATCCTTGGAGTTAAATCCTTTAACATTTGTTCCAAGTATTGCTGCACCCTCAACAAAAATCTTATCTCCAACATTAACTGGGAATCCGCCAACAGTAGCAAAAGATCCAACCAAGACAGCAGTTACTTCGCTGTTGGATGAGTTATATGAAATGGTATTGATACCGACACCATTTGAGTTATTTGTTGGGATAATGATTGGTTCTACGTTGTAGAGATCTCTTGTATTCTCCTCAATCTTAACCTCAGTATCTCCTAACTTGTATGTGAGTCTAACGTCAGAAAGTTGATTGTTAGTGATACTATCAAGGACGATTAAATCTGCGGGATTGGTGTATCCCTCTCCAGCACTTGAGATACCAATTCTCTTAAACGAGAAGTATCTATCAACATCAATAATGTTGGAGATTCTTACTGTAGGTCTTACGCTATTGTCAGATGGATAATCAAATCCAATATCTTGAATGTCTACGGTCTTGAGTTTACCAATGCTGGTGCTAACACCATTAAGGATTGCCTCTGTTCCAGCAGTAGATACGATATTGCTAATCTCTGGCAATGACATATAACCACTACCAGATGTAACTCTAATAGATGAGATGCCACCAATTGCTGTTGTAGATGCAGTATCGTAACTGATTGTAGACTGTTCTGGTGTATGAGTTGCGTACTTTGGTCTACTTGGAATTGTATATGTAAATGAAGTCGCAGCAATTGAGGTTACAACCTTTTCTCCAGCATAACTATCAGAAATTCTAATTAGTGTATTTGGATTTGTAATTTTATCATCATCTTGAATAATACTATTCTTAGTTGGACCAGAACCACCAGGAACTGGAGTCAAAGCATAGTAAAGTAAACCTGGAGAATCTGATGTTGTCTCTAGGGAAACATTTGCGCCTGTATCAATACCAATTACACCAGTCTTGGTAATATTAAATGCTCCAACATCCCCTGATGTTAGATATGGATTTGTAAAGGTATGATCTGTATAGATGTCAAAATTAAATGCTGTCTCAGTTGCACCACTTGGCGAAGTGTATGACAGAGATGGATCAGACAAGTCAAAAATAATTTTTTGATTTTTACAATAGTTAACTTCGGGATTTACTGGTGCAATTGAACCACTAAACGTTGATGTAAAATTGATAAAGATAGGCAGAGATTGTGTTGCATCAAAATAAGTATTAGATAATCTAATGTTATTATTGTCAAATACAACAACATAATAAATTTGGTCATTTGTGAGTTGACCTGTAGATCCAGTAAAGATAACCTTTTCACCATTATTAAATGTGTGTCTATCAATTCTAATGGTGTCTCTAGCAACAACTACGTCACTTAAAGTAAACGTTCTTGGGTTGATAAGAGTTCTACGGTTGTAATCGTTATATACAACCTTAAATGTCTGAGCAATGCCAACATTTAAATTAATATTAACACTATCTCTCAGAGACAATCCGTGAGTGGATGCTGTAGATACAGTGACATTGTTTCTTTCAATTTGTCCAATGATAACATCGGACCTAACTGTCTTAACGCTATGATATACACCTGTTCCAAGACCAACAAATTGCAGTATGCCCTTGTCCAGATTTAAATCTGATGCAGTTTGTGCAAAAGATACAATGTTGTTGTCAACCTTCTTGACAAAGAGTTCTTGGTCTTGAGTTAGAGATGTGTCTGCTGCAGTGTCTCTCTTTACAATCAGTGATGTGCCACCGTTTGAGTTGTAAAGAACCTTATCACCTGTTGCCAATCCGTGGTTCTGAATAAACAAAGTTCTTGTTGGAACTTCCTGTGTTACAACACCATTCAGATAACCAGTTACACCAGCACCTGCCAGAGCACTCGTATCAAAATCAACAGTGATAGATGTAGAACCTACTGAGAGTACCTTTGCATTTTTAACTGCAAATCCTGGAGTCGTTGGATTTACAATCGATACATATCCACCACCAGCAAAGTTTGAGATGTCTTGTGGTCTTTGGAATATCAAGATTGTGGTGCTTCCAGTATCAAAACTGACTGGAGACTGATGGTTAACTTGGTCCAGGAATAGAGTTGAGGTGATGCCTACACCCCAAGTTGCACCAAGACCAACAGTGGTTTCTGGTTCAAAGTAAAGTTGTCTATCAAGGCGAGATGAATCTGACTTTTTATAGTTTGTGTTGACCTGTACTCTTCTTGATTTTTGTGCAATTGGTGATGCAACAGTGTGTGCCACACCAGCAGTTGAGTTTTGTGCTCTTAAAACACGAACTCTAGATTTTGCACGGTCAATGTTGAGGACTTTTACTTGCTCATCATCAACAGTCAGGATATCATTTTCCAAAATAAATGGATATGCTGGGATGCTTGCAAGAGAGAAGTGTGTTACAAGACCAGTGACACTTGCAGTAGAGATACCTGCAGTCAATGACAGTGGAGCATCAGGTAGTCTAATCTGCAGATTTTGACTTAAGTCAGTTCTAAATGTTGACAGTCCAGTAACAGAAACAATATCAAGATTGCTTAAGTTGTGAGGTTCTGGTGCAACACCAATAAATCTTCCAGTATTGTCTAAGGATACAAACTCAATACTTTCAACATAAGTTGTTGAGTTAGCAATACTGGTGATAGTTTTACCAGTCAGTCTGGAAACCTTACCAAAAGCACCTCTACCAGTTCCACCAGTAAAGTTGATGCTGTCACCTACTCTAAATCCTTGTCCAGCATTGTAGATGTCAATGTTGTCTAGACCACCAGGTTGAGCATACTTTACAATAGAGTTTTGCTTTCTTACCTTATTTGGATTAAACAGGTATTGGTATGCAGCAAAATCCGACTCAAGTTTATATGGTTCAGTGTTTCTAAACCAACCATTTGAGTTAATATCAATTGTATTTTGATTTGATGTGTTGAGGAAGTTGAACTCAATTGGTGTAGACTTAAATGATTGTCCAACAACGTATGGGAATACTGGTGTCTTAAAGTTTTTAAACGCACCACTCTGAGCGAAATCCTCAGAGATTGTCATAAAGTAGGCATAGACTCCATTTGGGAATTCTGGAGTTACACAGAATCTACCATTGTGCTCATCCAGGTCACCACTATTATCAAAAGCATAATCCTCAATAAACATTCCAAATGGGAACTTGGATGTTGCTGGTCTACCAACTTTTAGGTCTGGTACATAACCAGATACCATTCTTCTAACAGAACCACCAACAGCAGTGTCAAAACCATATGGTCCATAAATTGGGTTGCCATCATATGCCCATCCAATAATTGGAGAATGGTTTGTGCTATCAATTTCTTTACCTGTAGTATCAAATGTGATGTCAGGTAAGAAAGTTTCAACACCATTTACAAACTTAGACCCATAAACTTGCTTTCTAAGTTGTCTTGGTGCGTATAGATGTGTATATTCAAGTGAACCAGATGTCTGATTGTATAGGACACCATCATCAGCAGAAACTTTTTCTCTTTCAATAAGTCTCTGAACCTCATTTAGAGTCCAGGTCTTAATATTTGCCTCAAACTTTGCACCAAGTCCAGCAGCAACAACTCTTACGGTTGTATTCTCTGCTTTATACCCTCTACCAGGACTGACAACAACAATCTCACTTAAGATGCCATTCTTGACAATTGGAGTAAAGATTGCACCAAGACCCTCACCAGCAATCACAAGATTTGGTGGAGCATTGTAACCTGAACCAGAGTTCTTAATTACTACGTCTTGAATACCACCTGTTGTCTGGTCAATAATGGGGATAAGTTCTGCATCCTTACCACTATTCAAAGTAAACAGTGGTTGTCTATTATAATTTACGATTGAATCAGAACCATAGTTTGATCCATTGTTTGAAAGACCAACTGTCTCAACATTTCCTCTAAAGATTGGTTGTACAGATGCATTAAAGTCTGAACCAAGGTATACCAATTCACTCAAGACAAAGTATGAGAGATATACAATGTCGTTAGCAAAAACTGGAGATAAAATCTCTACAAAAGATTGATTAGATGCATCATAATCTTCAACTGGTAATTTAATACCGTTGAGATATACATCAATCAGACTATACTCGGTTTGATGTGGGAAGGTAAACTTAGTTTGTCCATCCTGTGCGGTAAAAGTTGCTTCCTTTCGGATAACATCAGGATATCCAATCAGTTCAACTGAGTCTCCAGCAATTGCTCCTTGGTCTAGGATAACAGTCGTTCCAGTGTCAGACTCATAGTCTCTTGCTGGCAGCTTTACACCATTTACCAGGACATCTAAATTTCCTGGAGAATATATGAATGGGAAGTTGGTTTGTCCAGCACCCGCTGTAACCTCCGTGTACTGCGTTCTAACAGTGGAGGCATAACTTACCATCTCCACTATCTCTGTGCCGTTTGCAGGGGATTGTAGGACTATCTGAGTGCCTGATGTGGCATCATAGTCAACGTCATTTAATCTGACGCCATCCATAAAGACATCAAGAAGTTGTGGTCTATTTGGTCTTGCTGGATATGTAAAGGTAAAGTCAGTTTGTCCTGCAGTTGCAGTTTCGGTAACAACTCCAGAACGAATGGTTCTAGAGTCAACAATAATACTCTCAGTTGTGGTTACAGTTGTAAGTCCAACAATACCCTTAACATTTACCTCAATTGGTTCGTAGTTAAAGGAATGAGTTCCACTACCTTGAGACCTTAGGTCTACATATTCTCTTGCATTGTAATATTGTGCTCTAGTAGTTGAACCAATGCCAACCTGAGACAAATAGAATTGATTATCATCATATGCAGTAACATAATATGACTGTGCTGTAGAGAGACCTAGGATCTCATTTCCACTAGTGCTATAGGTAATGATATCACCACTATCATAACCGTGATTGCGGATGTTAATCAAGTTGCTAGCAGTGTTAATGCCAGTTGCTGCAACTCTTCTTAACTTGTTCTCATAGTTTTTACCGCTATCAATAACTCTGATAGAACCTACTTTCTTTCTATAATCGACAGTTCTAAGGGTATGTCCACCAACACCAAATGATGTCAGGTCAATGACGTTCTTACCAGTTACTGCATCAACTTGTGTCTTGTAAAGTTTGACTCTGAATGCATCAACAACGCCAACATAATACTCAGAGTTGCTCTCCAGACCACCAATTGGTGTTAGACCGTTTGTTTCATAAAATACGTGCTCACCATCTCTAAACTTATGTGGCGAACCAATTGCAATGGTATTGAGAGGTAGGTCAACTTGGTTTGCAGATGCAATAGAGTTGAATGTAACCTCGTGGATAAAGTTTGCAAGAGTTGCCTCTGCTTTTGCACCAGTTCCATTACCACCAGTGATTGTTACAACTGGAACCTCCAAATAATCAGCACCAGGGTCAATAATTTCAATTCTTTCAAGCCCACCTCTAACAGATACATTACCAGCTGCTGCACTTCCGACACTATCCGATATTGTCAGTACAGGTGGGTTAATGATGTCATATCCTTCACCTTCAGCAATGACTTCAACGTTGTCAATTCTACCAAAGTTTACAACATCCTCACTCTTGTAACTTCCAATCTCAACACCATTGACTAATACTCCAACAGGTGTTGTTTTGATGTCAACAATCGTACCATCATTAACTGGGTCGGAGATTTTTCTAAATAAACCCTGTGGTTGCAAGGATTTTCCTTTAAATCCAAACTTAACCAGTTTTCCATTGGTAATGGTGCCAGTTACAGTAAAGAAGTTATTTGTTGAAATATTTGGTCTACTTGCAGCAAGTTTAACTACACTATTGCTGACAACTTTGACAAAATAAACTCCTTCAGACAAAGACAATCCGCTACCAATCAGGTTTACGGCATCTCCTGACATAAATGGATGCGAACCAATGTTTAGATCTTCGCCAGAGAAGGTTCCAGAAAAAGTAACTGAATAATCTTCAGGAATGAGAGTCTGATTTGGATAATAAGGAATTGAGTTTGATGCGACATAAACATCATCCTTATTCAGATAAGTATTTTGAACGTTAGTAATAAAATTGGAGATGTATGGGTAAGATGACGAACTACCCTTTGATAAACCCCTGGTTACGGTATAAAACCTGGTTGGTTGTAGCACAGAACCAGAAACTGTAAAAGTATTTGGTGTTTTAACCCGTTGAACTACAAAAGTTGTGCTAGTTGAAGTATTATCAGTAAGAGTTACAGTATCGCCAAGTACAATACCATTATCATCATAGGTTTTTACATCATAGGTCAATGCCGCACTCTGAGCAGTAATACTTTCGACTGTAAAAGTTGTTTTATGGTTATATTGCCAAATTGTTGTCTTTTTGCTTTGGTCAGTATCACCCAAGGTCTTGACTTGGATTTTATCTCCCTTATCAATATAATAGGTATCGTCTGGAATTACTAAATCCTCCAGAACAGCGCCTATACGAACCTGTACGGGGTCTACCTGGGCACTAGAGGTATATCCATAAGCAACAAAGTTTTGACGCAGTTCCTGGTCATCAGACATTGCCTGAGATACACCAGTAACATCAAAAAATTGGTTAGTTGACTTTGAAAGATACTCTAAAACCTGGGAAGTTCCGTTAGGGAGAGTTGCAACTATCTCACCAGTTGCAGCAAATCCAACTGTTGAGTCTACATCAAGAACAGTTGCTCCAATAGACACTGAATTGAGCAATTCGGTCTTAGGGTTGACAACAAAAGCACCCTTGATAGAACCGCCTGCTACATCAATATCCTTATCATAGTCTGAGTCTAGACTAATTGTGTAATATGTCTTTTCTCCACGTACAATCCTTTCAACCTTGCTGATTGAACCGCTTGCTCTCTTATTGTACTGGTCAGCATCCTGGAAGAGAGTCTTATTGTATAAAAGTTCTGGGTCACCATCAACTGCTTCAACGACTAAGTTGTTTACAAGTTGATAACGAGCATCTGATGGGATAAACAGGTAATCACTAGGTCTGATTAACTCAACATCCTTACCATAGAGAGCACGGAACAGAATCTCATAGGATTGCTCTGTACCTTTAGAGACATAAAAACTATCTGCCTCTTTAAGGAAGAGTCTTTGGTCTAATCCATCATATAATTTTCTATCTTCAAATCCTGGGAGTATCTGTCTCTTGAGTTTCTTCAAAAACTCTTGTAAAAAGAGAATACTCAGGTTTTTAATTGTTGAACCACTTGCGTGCTCCGCAGCATCCGTACTGGAGAAGACAAGTTCGTCCGATTTATTGGGTGCTCTATAAGAGGTGATACCACTAAACCCTCTTACGCAACCAGTAAAGGAATTCGTAGTGATACCAGCGTATGTGATGACCTCAGAGTCAATCTGTATGACGCCGTATCGACTCGGAAACCCCTCTGTGGAGTCAGTCTTAATAGTTGTATCGAAAAATGAAATAGAACTGCCTAGAGACGCTTGTGTGACTAGGTTAGTAAGATTGTCAACCTTTACATATTGGTCAATATTATTAACAATGTTCGCTGGAAGACTTTGAGAGTCTTGTGACTTGTAATATCCCTCTAAAAACTCTGTAGCAAGAGGATAATTGTCTCTTACCCAGGAAGGCAGCTGGCTCTCGACGACCGTGCTGATTTTGACCCTTTGATTGACCATGATTTATTTTTAGTTTCTAATAAGGCTGCCAGTTTTTCCACAACTTGCTGTTGCAACAAAGTTTGATCCAGAAATATCTGCACCAGACGCTATGTTGTCAGCTAACATATTGATTGTGCTATTATTAATATCTAGTTGCAGATATAACTCCTCTTTTCCGATGACATCATTAGAAGAAGGTTCAACTGAGACCTCAATAATTGGTCCTTCAGCGTTATTTTTCAGTGTTGATTGAATCTTAATTGGAGCAAGTTTAACTTCTCCTTTAACATAGTCAACAGTTCCGATATTTTTAAGTAAAATAATTGCTTCCGTGGTTGTATCAACCTTAAACAGGAAGATTGAACCAGTTTTTAGATCTACATTTGGCGTGTCTGAGAAATAAACCGTATCAGCGATGCCTGTTACAGTAAATCCCGAAGTTCTGATGTTATATCCAGTTGGATCAACGCAGAATGAGTTGCCAAAGCAAATCTCATACTCAGCAAAAGATCTCAGCACAGGTGCCAAGTCTCTTCTCATTTCAATGGATGTAATGTTTGATGTAATTGAATCATCAGAGTCATCAATGACTCTTGTAAACTTACTGTATCTAAATTTTGCACCATATTTGTTAAGTTCGGTGGAATCTGCGTAATCCTCAATATTTTTTGTAATTGCTGCCTTTACGAATGCCGCATTTGGTGCAAGAGAGGGATCATAATAAGCAGTTGTGTTAAATTCAACGTAAGTATACTTGGTATCAAGGATAATTGGACGGATTCCAGAGATTTGATACTGCTTAAGTTGGTCAATTAGGTTTTCTTTGACCGAGTTGGACAAATATTGACCATTGATTGGTTTAATGGAGATGAAAACACGTCCAAATTGGGGTGGATTTAACACTTCACCACCAAAAGCAGAGATTGATTCGACTTCTCCATAAATTTGAGGGATAATTGCCTCATAATCCATCGCTGTAACTGCTCTATCAGCAGCAGCATAACTTTTTGGAGCAAATTTTCTGATGGAATCGACTGATTCTATCTCTTGACCACCAGAAGATGCTGAATTTGTTGTTATTGCAGAGATATCAGACGTTACAACAGTCGCATTATTATCTAAAATGCGACCCGCATAACTGAAAGCAGAGACATCATTACCGTCTTCGCCATTTCCAGTGGTATAACTGACAGTAATGTAGTTGTTATTGTCTAATTTGTTGCCAAAGACGCCATCTCCAAAGAAAAGTTCGTACCTTTGCCCCGAAATTTCTTGTAAGAAGTAGACTTTTGACGTATCAGTGACCTGAAACAGGTCATTTTTCTGATTATACTTGACAAATGAGTTACTTTGTGATGTTGGATAGACTTTTACGTCAAGAGTTGACGTATCAATGCTTGGATTTCCAAGTTCAAACCTCTGATTTGGGATATTTGCGTCAACGGTAAACGCTTCGGTGACGTAATTTCCCTCAAAAATCGTAATATTGTCAAAAGTTGCGATTCCATTTACGACTGGGACGGTAATATCCGCTGGAATCGTAAATGTAAACGACTGATTTCCAAATTTTTGTGCTGAAGTTGCCACAACACCCGCTTTTAACGTCAAAGTAAGCGGTGAAGAACCCAATGCAGTGACATCAACAAAGAAAGATACGTTTGCTTTCGCAGATCTTCGTGATCTTGGCAGATATCCAATATTTCTTGCAAGAGAAACTACGTTTTCTCTCAACGTAGCACTATCAATAAACACCTCATTGCTGAGCATGTTCGCATTAAACGATGTTATATACGTATTATACGCAAGCGTGTCGATAATGACCGAGAGATTTGATCCCTCAAAGTCATAATCGGTAAAATTTGAGTTAGATTTGATGTAATCCTTGATGGATTGTTTTATTTGATCAAAATCTAAATTGGCGAACTTAACTAGAGGCATTTATCTACCTTATTTTGGTTAATGGAAATGACAGAGATTGTGCTGGTACATCAATACCAACAATTTCGTAATTGACTGTCATATCAAAGGCATTATCATCAGGTCTTGGGTCAACCGTGACATCAATGAGTTTTACTCTTGGTTCATACGTATTGATTGTATTCTCAGCCGATGTTTTAATCTGTGTTGCGGAAATAACGTCAATCTGTTCAAAAAGTGACTCATAGATTCCAGATCCAAGTTCGGGATTGAATAATCTCTCCCCTGGAGTCGTTAGGACCAGATTTTTAATCGACTGAGCAATCGCATTCTCATTTTTCAATGGGATGAGGTCATTCGTCAGCGGATTCTGCTGAAAGGACATACTGATGTCCTTAAATCCGATAGATGTGCGTTGGGAGACCTCGACAGGCATGAGTAAGAGATTGAGACTCGTTCTGCCTTATTTATTAAGATAGATAATGGTTTTTATTATTCATTAAGATCAGTTTTTTCCTTCGACTTATTCTCTTTTGTCAAATCATCGCCTACAACCTCTCTGAGTTCCTGTGTCTCTTCTTTTTTTAGGTTGCCTGACCAATAATCAGTAATCAGGTTTGTTGTACCCCACATTTTATACATATACTCCTTATCTCTATCAGGATCTGGGTGCATTGCCATCTGTTTGGTCCTCTGTTTGGTTTTCGGAACTTTTATCGGGGTTACTATCCCGCTCTTTAGATGTCTTCCAAAAATACTCATCCTCACGTCCCATACCGAGTCTATCGAAACCATTCTCTACAGAGTAGTACTCGGTAGATACTTTAAAGTCTGGTCTCTTAGGTTCTGCAGGTGTAAGACTGTTATCAAAGATACGAATTCGATTATTTGGATATAATGCAAATTGACCGTTATCCAACTCAATCAAATTATGTGATTTGTGTTCAGAAGGATTTTCACTCGTTGCATAATCAACAACATCTGGATCTTGATGGTAATTGTCTAGAGTACAAATATATGTACCCTTTTGAATACCATGATCACGAGTATAGCACTCATAATCCATTGATCCAACGAATTGTTTTTGTACTGCAACAACACCATAATCCATACAATTCCAAAACTGTAAATTTGGCAGATTTAAATCGGGAGAAGGTGTCTCGGGTCGTGCGACGAACGCTGAAATTGGCAATTTATCGTACATTGCAGCATACTCTGGTAAGTACGTCTCAAAGTAAAACGCACGACCTGGAATGCTCTTTGCAGATACCCATACGCCCTTCTCAAACTCACCCCATCCACTTTGGTGGTCTGTCAAATATTCTTTTCGGACCCATACTTCAATAGAAGGAAGATTGCAAATTAGTGCAGGCATAATAAACCGATCAACTACAGTAATTTATAATAAAAAAGACCCTCCCGAAGGAGAGTCTCTATATCAACGACCTTGACCGCGATAACGCTTTGGTTTGTTGTTACGACTAGTGGCAGCATACTTGGTATGCTGTCCCGAACCCTGACGAGTCTTCTTGGGTTTGGACTCGATCATCAGACTGCCCATCAGGGACTTTTTCATTTTTGCCATAATAACCTTTTACTTGATGTTCATTTTGTTGCCCACACTCAGCATACCAGCAATGAGTAAGGATGTAAAGAGTATCACAAAGAGGAGTGACCCCATCAGATCACTCGTGTCTTCTCATGTCCAACACGGATGCGAGGATCACACCAGGTCTCAATACCAAGTTCTTTGGCATCAAGACAGAAGGATACATCTTCACCACACATGTCTTGTACTGCACCAGATTCAAACTGCTGCATCTTAGGAGCAAACCAGGGATACTCCATACGCTCAAACACACCCTTTTTGATCATGACCCAACCAAAACCAGTGTAGTCAACAGTAAAGGGTTTCTTACGCTTGCTCATGGATTCACCAGTCTCGTGGTTCATCACACCACCGTTCTTACGGAACTCCTCTTCTTCCAACCAGTGTGCCACAGAGGTAGTACGACCATCCTCAGTCATATACCAACCAGCAGCAATCTCACGCTCATCACCCTCTGCAGGGATTGCCAGATCAGCAAGTTGCCAGAACTTTTCAGTATTAAACACGATATCACTGTCGATCCAAAGTTGGTAATCATAGTCCAGTTTGCCATCCCAGGGCACCTGATTAGGACCACGCAGAACATTCGCACCCAGAACCTTACAACGTGCAAAGTTAACCATGGATGAATAGTCCTGACTAATCTGAATGCTCATTCCATTCTGAACCAAGTCAAACGACAGTTGCACAAAGTTCTTGAGGAATGTATACGAGCATCCACGACCAGG